TTTTTTTAAGATAGTTAGCAAGTAGTATTGCATCAGCATTGTATAGAGTAACCTTATGATCAGGATATAGCTGCTGTGCTAATTGCTTTAGATAATGTTTCCTATCCTTCTTCTCCATCTTTGGAACAGAGAAAAACTTCATCCAAGTTATAGGTGTAACTAACTTATACTGGATATGTAATGCACTTAATATGCCTAACCACACTCCATAATTATAACCAAAATTGAAACAAGAAGTAACCCCTTGTCCTGGAAAAGCATGGACTTTCTCTACAATAGCAGTACACTTTCTAATATTCTTAGAGAGGATTAACTCCTCTGCCATGTCATGAGTAGTCTTAGGACACTTAAATGTTTTAATATCATCATCCATTAGAAAGCATATACCACCTGCTTTACCAGGATCTATTCCAATATATATCTTATCCATTATTGATACTTCTCCGTTATATCTGTTAGTGATAAAGTTCCATTAGCTTTCTTCTCTGGTAGTAAAGCAGCATTACAACAGTAACTATCAGTATTCTGGACTTTATAAGGATCATAGAAATCAGATGTATTACACTTAGCACAATATCCTAATACAGCATTACCTGTAGCATCTAACTTATATTCCACCTTCGCAGGTTTATCTTTTACCTCAGTATCTAATATATCTGTCCAGGATTCACCATTAATATAAGTCGTTGGTAATTTAATCATATTTCTCTCTATAGAGTTTAATTCAATCCATTTATTATAATTCTTAACTCCCTCTATGCATAGTAGTTGATTCTTTCTAGTTAGATTCTTAAATGCTGTATATGCTCTTTTCTTATCTTGCTTTCTTTTATATAATTCATAAAATTCATTAAATAGTTCAAGTGCTTTATCTTGAACAGTTTCTTTCTTTTCTTTTGTCTTCCTTTGTCTTCCTTTCCTTTCCTTTGGTGTATACTCATCTGGGAATATTCTTGTATCATTCCCATAGTTCTCCAAGATTGCCTTCTTGAACTTATGTCTGCTCGGTGTTGGCTTATCAATTCTTTGGTGATTTTTCCAATTTGTTATTCTAATTAAAGTTCTTTCATTATTTAGCTCTATCAAACCTACTCCAAGAAGGTTCTTGATGTAATCTTCTACCATTGAAATTGTTATATTTTCATCACATGCATAGCATACTGACTTCATTGTTAAAGCACTATTTTTCAAGATACCATCATCATCAGCTACATTAAACATAGCAATAAACATAAGTCGTTCATATGGACTTATGCTTAATATTCTATGGCTGTGCCAGAACTCCTTTTTAATCATTCTATTTCTCATCTTTGTTCCCTTCCCATTAAGTAACCTAAAATAAATCCCACTAGCCAAGCTAGACAATATAGTATTATTAATTGTATTAAAATAAAGTTTCCTGCCTAGTTAATTGATTAATTCTTTTCTTTGCTTCTTTATAATAGTCTTTATCAATTTCTATTCCTAATAATTCCACCCCATAGTAATGACAAGCAATCGCTATACTTCCACTACCTAAATGTGTATCTAAAATCTTTTGACCTTCTTTTGCATATTTACTTAACAGCCACTTATATAATTCTATTGGTTTTTGAGTAGGATGTATCTTTCCACCTCTCCTATTATCATATTTAAACATTCTTGCTACACAATCAAAAGATGTCCATGCCATCTCCCAAGCACTAAAATTTGGAAATGGCTGCACTTTATCCCAGCATATAATTCCTCTTGTAGGTGGTAAATCAAAATAGTTCCCCCCCCAAATAATCTGATTTTTACTAACTCTAAATAATTCATCAAAATATTCTTTTGTAGGTGCAATATCCCAACTTGTATCTGATTGATTTAAAACCCTACTTTTTAATTTTCCTGACCCTTGCATACTTGATTTATCTAAATTGTAAGGTGGATCTACAATAGCCAAATCAAAATGGTTATTATCATAATCTTTCATAACATTCATGCAATCGTCATTTATTAATTTAATCAAAATAATATTCCTTCAAGTATTTCTTCACATAATTGTCTAGGTACTACTGACCTCTCATAATTTCCTTTTAACCCTTGAGTTCCAGTTTGTGAACCTCTTGGTGCAGCTTCATGATGGCAGTTTTTATTACCATTATGACACATTGATCTAGGAATCCAAAACATATCATTTGTCCATATATCTGTAGGTTTCATTCTATTTTCCCCATATTGGCAATAGCATATAGTCCTTCTATATGGAACACTTTGTATAACAGGTAATTTTCTCAACTTACCTCTTGGATTCTCTATATAAAATCTTCCTGGATTTAATTCTTTTATAATATCTAATGTTTTTTGAACAATTTTAACTCCCAAAATAGCTTCTTTAGTTTTAGGAGTATGGTCTTTATTCCAATGATGTCCAATAGAAGCTACAGAAAAATATGTACAAGGAGGAGATGCCCATATAATATCAGGCTCAAATGGTATTTTACTTATATCGAAATCAAATATATCACAAACTTGGTCTATTTTTTTAAATGGTTTAAAATCAGTAGTATATGTTTCATGACCTAATTCTTCTGCAACCTTTGAAAATGACCTAGATCCTGCAAATAGTTCTAATACTTTCATTATATCATCCAGATATACATATTAATCTCAACAATCATCATATAAGAACTCTCCAAGAGTATCTGATACTATAAAATTACAACTTGGATTACTACAAGCTAATGCAGGTTCTGTTACATCACATCCTCTAAACACATCTGTTTCAAACAATGTTGCAGTACATTTTGGACAGTTAGGCATTATATTTTCTCCCTTATAAGGCATCATACTCTCTCCATTTTAATTATTTAAATATTTTGTTTTTGAAATAAAGGATTGATAATTGTAAAATTATAATCTTCTTCAAGGTTTAAAACATCATTCCAATCAACTCCCCTTACTCCATAAAGTCCACCTATTAAAAACTCAAGCATATGCTCACTACCATAAAGCTCTCCACCTTTTCCCCCTTTTGAAAATAGAGCAGGGTTACTTCTTTGTTCATTCTTTAAATTTTCTATATGAAATAATAAATAATAGTATTTAGAAACAAGCCTTTCTAATATATTGTAAACATCATTCTCTATATTAGCATCATAGTAAACTTTGTCAGACCTTTCTATAGCAAATATACTAGTTCCCATGTTAGCTCCTTATAACCTAAATTTTTCTATCATTTGATCTAAATACTTCTTACCTACATACAAGACTGCAATAACAAATATAATTGATAATACATCTATATAATGATTCCCTGAATCTGATTCTAATGTTCCCATAGGTGTTTCAATAGACATCTTTTTAGATTGTAATGTTGTATCTAATGTATTAATTGGTTTTGGTTTCATTTGTTCTCCTCATAAAATGCTTGTGCGAATCCAGGTGGTGTCATTGACCTTAATCTTGCTCTTTCGTTTGGTGGTAACTTGAAACTATCATAGAAGGTTCTTGACATTCTTTTAGTTTCTCCTTTTTTTGATATAAACTCTACCATATCAGGCTCTACTATGTTTGTAGGCTTTGGCATATTGAAATCTCCCCATAAACAAGTTCTTTTACTATAAGCATCACCATATTGATATGGCTGAAATGTGGATTTGGCATCTCCTATATAATGCTTTAATCTACCTACTGGATTTTCTAATACCCAAAAAGTTGGTTTGGTAATAAATACAATTCTCAAACAAGCATCAACGACTGATAATCCCTCTAACAATGGCTTTGCACCTTTTTTCTTCCAATGCCTTGCTCCTGAACCACTAAAATGAGTACATGGTGGTGCTGACAATATTCCATATATTTTTTCTTTTGGTTTTTTAAATAATCTAACATCTCCTGTACCAAAATCATCTTCTAGCCATTCTTGTGGATCTATAACCCTAACATCATAACCTGCTTCTTTATATGGTTTACTCCAAGAGCCTGTACCACCACATAAGTCCAGTATTATTTTATCTTGAGCAAATAAGCTCACCTAGACCTTCTAATCCAAACACAACAAGTAATACATAAAAAGATATATAAAACACATTGTGTTAATGTTTCTATCATATACAATAAATTATACATTTCGTCTGTCATTATTCTACCACCTTTACATAAAGAGGATTCCATTCATAATCACCTCTTGTTGAAGATATACTGCTTTGATCTGCATTTAATGGACTACTACAGCTCCATAATGCTATCATAATAGCTATTCCAGTAATCATTCCTAATATGTAGTCAGTTGTTTTATTTTTCATGTCCTGGCATCCTTTTTGTTTTTTTACCTATAGTTGGAAAATCTTTATAGACATCTATCTCACCATACCATGCTGTTTGCCATACAGAATTACAACAATCACAAACAAACATTTTATCATCTTGGTAATACCTATTATTATCAACAGAATTTAATTCTTTCTGCTTGGTCATATGTTGTCTTATAAAGACATCTATGATCCATTCTGTACTCATTAAAATAGATTACCTTGATTTTCAGGAGCATCCCAAGTGCGAATCTCCCCCACAACATTCTTAGAATGCTCCTGCCTAACCTTCCATTTTTCTCCCCTTAAAGATTCATTTTCTTCTTGAACCTTTTGCCTACATCTCCAAAGAGATACTGGATTGCTAAGTTCTTTCCTAGATAATAAACATAATAGTTCAAAAGCTGACATAGTATCTGTTATATCCTTGCCACCTAATTCCTCGTTCCATATAATAGCAAGTAATGACATATCATTATCTCTTGATTGAGGGTATTTCTCTAATACTTCAGTAACTTTTTTCTTTACGTTTTTTATCTTCATTTATTCTCCAAAATGGTGGGGAGAGTTGTCAATTAAACCAAAGGAGTTCGGCAGCGAAGGGAATCTGCTGCTGGACTTTTGAGGTTATCTCTCCCCATTTAATTAAAATGGCAAATCATCCTCAGTAACTGTAGATTTTTTACCTTTTTTCTTATTAAATGCATCCCACATTATATTGACTTTTTCATCTGTAGAAAGCTCTTTTACTTCACTAGGTTTATTAGCATCCATAGAATTTGCAACATTACTTATAACATCAGTAATAGATTTTTTCTCAACAGGACTTGCCTCACCATTAGGCTTAACATCCCAAGTAGTTTTATTATCAGTTACAACTTTAGTAATAACAAGTTTAGATCCTGCTTTAACACCTAATCCTTGCAATAACTCATGTAATATCTGAGTAGCAAAGAATCCAGACTCACCTTTTATATTTTCTTTAGTACCATATAGATACCAAGTTCCATACTGTCCATCACCTGTTTTAGGTTCATCAAAACTCAACTCAACATCTACAGGCATATTTGGGTTAAACTTCATAGCTTTATTTTCCATCTTCATTATTCTCCTTTAATGTAATTATTTCATCCATTTGAAATTCTTCTTTTATTTTAGGCATCTTACCATATGCATTACTATTCATATAATGAAATAAATGCACAGTAGATAACCACTCTTGCTCATTAAATCTATATTTTTTTAACTTGTAATTACCATTATCTTTAAGGTATAAACAATACATCTCATCTATAGTACCATGTTCTTCACCATGTATAGAATCGAACAAGATTTTATAACTGCAAAGCTGCAACTCATGATTTTTGCTATACTCCTTGCCTGTTTTAATATCTACTATGGCTAATTTAGGCTGACCATTTTTATCAGGCATTACTAGGATGTAATCTGCTGTTCCTGCAAAAGGTATATCTCTGGAGTATAAACTTAGCTCTATTGCTTTAATTACAGGTCTATGTTCGTTATAAAACTTCTTAAATGCAAGTATATTATGATAAATATCTTCAGTAATTTCATATGTATTACCTTTATCATATAATTTAGTATCAGTTCGCAAATCATCACCACCTGCTATAACAGAACAACATACATGGATGATAGTTCCTTTAGTGGCAGCTTCATTCATTAACCTATCACAATCGTTGCCATGAGCCTTTAGCCAAGAGGAGAAAAATACTCCTTTTGATAATACATTTAATATAGTAGTGCTAGAATATATGCATTTTCTATCTTCATCATCAGGGTTATAATAAGTCCTACCTATACTCGTATCTTTACGTCTTATAGAGCATTTAGGTTCTATTTGATTAAAACCTTCTTTAACAGTAAAATCTAAGTCTATCTTCTTCGGAAGAACTTGACTGGTTTCTTTTGTCGGCATATTCTTGCTCCTTCAATTAATAGATCTAATATTAAATCTTGTTTTCTATGAGTTTTCTCAGGTTCTTCTATTCTTTTATTAATCAATATCTTATCTATCTCAAGATTTAATTCTTGAGGTATCTTCAGATTAATAGAATGTTTAATCTTTCTCATCTAATATTCCTTTAAGCTGTTTTGAAGTTATAGTTCTTTTTTTCCAAGTATATCCATTACCATCACAATTTGTACACATATAAGTAATGAACCTTCTATCACTTTTACTGAAGTCTGCATCTTTCAAGATTTCCCCAGTTCCATTACACTTTTTACACTTGTTTTTAATTTTAATATCTAAATGAACTATCAAGTTATCTCCTTTGCTTAATTGACATATATATAATATATTACAAAAATAACAAATATAACAATAATTATTTTCTTCTCTATAAAACAATAAACCCCACTAAAAAGTGAGGTCTATTGCTGTACTGGAACACATCTAGGATACTGTGGGATACCCTAGAATTTTTCTACCAAGTTTCGTTTATACGCATGTTTACGTTGAACTTCTTGTATGTTTTTTGTTGCACTTGGAATCCTGGTTTATCAAATCTACATATTGCAAAATTTCCAGGAGAATTATCTTGTGATGGAGAAAATAAGAATGGTAATGTTCCCCCTAAAGTATTATGATATACTGTGCTATATAGTGAATTATCATTATTTATATTATAGTTAAAATCTCCAGTAGCTGGGGTAGTTCCATCAGCATTTTCAGTAACAGTTACATCTTCTCCATCTGTATATCCCCCATTAAGTAAATCTGCTTCATGTGTACCTACTAGCTCATTAGCTGGAAATACACCATTAGGCACACCATCTGTATAAAACCTATCTTGTAGTTGGCTAAATCTTACATCCCAGCTTCTACGACCTAATCTTGAGCTTCTATGCTTAAATGAAGAATCAGTATATAACTCAAATGGTGTACTATTCCACCAATTAGGAGGTTTAATATGATTTATAACAGAATAGGTCGAACCACCTTTAGTTTGTTTTTGCTTAACACCATCCATAATTCTTCTTTGTGTTACAGAAAGGTCTGCATGAAATTCAGGCTCATAAACATATCCTATTGCTATTGAACCTACATTAGAGTAGATAGGATTACTAGTAATATTAACGTTTTGTGTAATAAAATGAAAAGTCATAATATTTTCATTAAGACTTGGTGTAAATGTTGATAAAGACCATCCATTATAATCGCATTGATTATAATGATCATTAGTATGACCATTAACTATACTTTCAAAATCTTGATCTTCATGTTCATAATCTGAATTATCCCCACTAAAACCTTGTTGTGATGTTCCAAGATTCAATCTCCAATAAAGATTTTTGAAATTAAATTCATGACCTAAAATAGCTACAAACATTTTTGCATTGGAAGGAACACTTATTGGGGTTTTTAAAGCTACTTTAAAATAAGCTGGTCCTGAAGATGTATTAATAAGATAGGGATTTACTGGACTGAAATCAAATGCATGTGGACTAACAACCAAAGGATCTGTTTGCCAATTTGTATGTGCAACTTCAACATTACCTATATGATAATTATAATTTAATAAATCTATAAAAAAACGAGGTTTCTCAGCTTGATTCCCTACTGCCATAATAAATTTCTCCTAATATCCACCACTACCACCTGAGCCACCTGAGCCACCTCCACCTCCAGCTCCACCACTCTCACTCTGCATTATTGTTTTACTAGATTGACCTTTGAATACTTTTATTTTTGCATCCTTATCCCTAGAAATATTCATCATATCATCATCTGTAACAACAGCTAATCTTTTAGCTTTTGGTCGTAGTAGTTTGTTGTTTTGATCTTTTCTATATATATTTACAGAATCAGCATTATGTATTGATTCTGTCATAGCTTGTCCATTCGAATGTTGGTGATATTCTCCAAAATAATTATCACCATTGTCATAATAAAATTCATTTTGTTCTGTAAAGAGGTTATTTTTGTATATATCGGTATCTTCTATTGTATCAATAGGTAAATGTCTTGAATTATAGTCTGAGAAGTAAGAACCACCATTTTCAAAAGTTTCTTCTGATACAGAGAACAGGTCTATATCTAATATTTTATAATTAGGAGTAATTTCTTCTAATTCTTGTGTTATAATTCTTGCACCTATTATTGCAAAAGAACCTGCAAATTCAAACAATTCAGTTACTTCTGAATCTCCTGTAAGAGAAATACATAGTATTTTATTTCTTCCTGTTCCTACATACCAATTATCGGCTAACTTAGATTCCCCTATAAACTTTCCTTTATACTTTATCTCTATAGCAGAACAAGTAACTGGCTCTGAAAGTATTATTGAATCTCTGTAATGTAATAATTCTATCATTATAAATTCCCTAATATGTGCTGAACACCAGTAACAACGTCTGTAATAGCTAAACTACCATCTTGGTTAAAGTCTGCTGCATACTCTGCTAACTCATTTTGCAATTCAGCATGACCAAGTATAACAGATACCATTATAACAATATCAAGAGCATTAAATGTTCCATCCAAATTTACATCACCTAAAAGAACTCCAGGATCTTCTTCTTCAGGGGTAAATTGCACACTATCACTATGAACCACCTGATGCTCAGTTGAATATTTTAATGCATGAGTTGTATGGTTAAGCATATTCATGTGATACCAATTAGTCCAATTATTTGGATTTATCGGATCATGAAATTCAGGTTCAGGCAAATCACCTATAGCAATTTGATATATACTATTACCTGTAACTAAAGCCTCTACTTCCCATTCAAACTGAAATTCTCCTCCAAGCTGACTATTAACATTCCTAAGAACTGCAATATGAGTTGGATCAGATGCAGAATTATCTGCAATTATGAATTGAATCTCTAATAATTTTAAATTTACATTATCTACTGTTATTTCTGTGTGTTCAGGTGGAACTAAATCTTGCCAACTTGTTACAGAGATTAAATCATCACCTTCTACAATCTTAAAATTTGATGGTGGAAATACATGAGCTGCTCCTGCATTATCATCATTAAAGTTTAGAGCATTACCTCCATTTGCAGTATGAGCAGAACTACCTTCCTGTGCTTGAAAAAATATCCAATACTGAGGGTTTATTTGATTCTCAAAATCCCACATACCTCCAAAGAAGGGTAGATCCCATTCAGAATCGGAGCTTACTACTGATTCGAAACCCCAAAAAGCAAAAGCTGTTTGATTTAAAGAACCAATTTCAAATCCTTCTTCAGGAACAAGAGGTTCGAATACTTCTTCTTCTTCTGGTGGATCTTCTTCTTCTTCATCTCCTGGCTCAAACTCATATTCTTCATCAATATTACTTCCCCAAGTACCAGTTGTTGGAGATATATCGGCAGCAAAACCTCTTAAATCATGCAGCTGCATACACTCTATTTCTACATATTCAATAGTTTTTTTAACATTTGTGCAAATAAATAATGGGAATAAATATTGGTCATTAACTAAATCCATTCCATTTGCATAATTAATTCCATATGCTCTAACTCCACCTAATAGTTCAGAAAATCTTACATTTTCACCTACATCTATATTTAGATATTTTAATGGAAGTTGGCATTTTATAATTAAATGTCTATTCCTATAGTGATGAGTAGACCTTTTTTGAAATTCTCTTATCGCCCTAACTTTATGACTTGAATTAAGAGAATTATTAACAGGCTCATCAGACCTCATGTACTTTGATTCAAAATCTTTGATATGAGTATCAACATCTTCTAGTCCATAATAATCTAAATGTTCTTCTGTAGCTAAAGTTTGTTCGAATAAATCTTCTCCTGTATAATATTTAGTGTCAGTATCGCCAAAATATTTCTCAGTATGATGGTCATAATTGAATTTAACATTAGTACCTGTTCTCAAATCCTGTTTTTTTGTTAATTTATAACTGTATTTAATTACATCTTCAGAATTAATATAATTAGCAGCAAGTTTGTCATCAATACCATAAGATCGTTTAATATGTTCTAATCTTAATTTTCCATCAAAACCTATTCTTGGGAATAAAAATGTTGATTTAGCAATATCTTCAATTAAATCTTTACTATTAATTTCTTCTTTTTGAGTAAATGAAAACATCCAATTTTGATGTGAATTAATCGAGTCTAAAGCATTATTTACACTATTTTGATCTACTTTATCAGCAGGATAGCCTAAGTCATTTACAAAAATATCAACAATTATATCTACAGGATTTCTTATTTGAGAACCAACAGAATCTATTCTACCTTCCACACTTGCATACATATCTTTATAATTGATTTTTGTATCACAAACAGACATACAAGTAACTTCAGGCAACCATCCTTTCATTGTTGCTTGATAATCAAAATTATATGATGTATTATCATCAGATGGAGGGGTTTTAAAATTATTAGTGTTTTCTGCTGTAAGAGTTAAATCACTCATAAACCCAAACACCCCTAAATGAACATGATATTTACCATTTGCAGCATCATTATCAAATTTTGCATATGGATTAGAATATTGTTTATCCCATGCAGTATTACCTGTTTCATTAATCAGATTTACATCATAAAGCTCTAATGGAGATTTTCCATCAACCTCATGTGATGTCCAGTTATTCTGTATTGGATTATATTCTCCATAAGTTTCATGATCATGATAATCAGAAAATCTTACGACATCTCCCATCTTGATATTATTCCCCCATGTATCAACCCAATGTTCATTTGGCATTTGAAACCGATAAGCTATGCCATGAATAGATCCACCTTCACTCTGCCAAAACCTTTCTCTAATTGGGATAATAGAATCTTCACTATCACTATTTCTAGCTGCTGTATATATAATTCTACTTTCATCTAATCTATTAATACTTTGCTCTGGCATTACCCAATGACCAAATGCAATCCAATGTGCATATGTACCCTGAGCAGCTTGACTACAAACACCACCTCTATTTATAAAGTCTATAGGAGGTTCTGTTTCTATAACAAACCTAAACAGGCTATGTTTAAACCTATTTTTTTCAAGTTGCTCTATATTGCCTTGCTCTGCAATCATAGCATCACTTCTATTCCCTAAAGCTAAATCAGCAGATGCTAATGTATGAGTAGATTCAAAACTACCATCAGTCATATATTCAAATTCTTCTTCAAGTAATTGATCTCCACCCATAGGCACTCCATTCGAATCTGTCTGAACACTAGCACCAAAACCTGTATCTCCATCACCTAAACTAACAGTAGCTTCTTCTTCATCCCATGCAACATTAGAATCTCGTCTTTCTAAAGTTATTTTACTAGGTTTATAAACAACCATTAATTGTGCTACAGACCTTGTGGATAATGGAGTTGTAGCAAATTGAGCTATTTTAGTTGTATATACATCATCATCAATATATTTGATTTGAGTTGGATTGTCAGGGTAATCAGCAAAATTAAAAAATGAAGTTGTTTGATTAGGATTATTATTATCTCCTAATTTGTAATCTATTGTATTTGCTATACAGCAATAATGGTCATCTACTACTATAAATAAAGCTCCAAAATCACCACTACCACTAGAAGGAGTTGCTAATCCTCTATTAAAAGGATACCCATACCTTCCAGGTCTATCTAAATAATTCCTAAAAAATCTATATATAGGTCTTGAATCAGCATAAACTTTTTTATTAGTACCAACTACTACTGGAGATTTAGGCATATAACCATAAACCATAGGTATTCTAGCACCCCTATAAGCATCCATAACACTATCATTATTTGGTAATGTGTTTTTTGGAAGCTGTTGGTGAAAACGAGAAGCACCTAATTCTTCAGCAGTTATAGTTACAACATTGTCATCATGTGTAATTTCTCTTATTTCGCCAATATAAAATGTCGGACTAACTTTTGGATACTCATCATAAACATCTCCAAATGAATCATTAATTTGATTATCAAAAGATGCTTGTTCAAAATAAACTGAGGATATAGGAGCTAAACTATTTATAGACTTATAACAAAAACTTATTCTTCTTCCTATAAGAGATTCTTTCCCTAATATATCAGAAAATCTTTTACCACTATAAGGTGCATTAGATATTTTAAACGTACATTGAGAAATAGTATATTTTCTATTTTCAACATCTATTTTATCTGTTATTACAGGATTATCTAATAATAATGGCTCAAAATATAAACCATCTGGAAATCCATTATCACCATATGGATTAGGAGAACTTTCTATACATTCATCATGAGATAGGTATAGAGGATGTGTAGATAATAACTTGTCCGACCTTTCTCCAGAACCTCCTGACGAGCCACCCTCCCAATAAGGATCAAACCATGTAATCCAATCATCCCTTTCAATAATCAACAATGGGATTAATTGAACATCCTTACCTGATATATCTTGCTCGAATACTTGTGGTAATTTCATTTATCCAATTCCAAAATCTGTTCCTCTACGAACTGCTTCTCTAATATTTTCTGCTAATTCACCTTCAACAAAATCTGACGTTAATACATTCCCTGATACATTTACTACTACTGAAGCACCTCCACCTTGAACACCATCAATATTAGGACTTTCAAGAGGAGTAATAGATACTTGCTCTGCCCCTGCTTCACCTGCTAGAATCATAGTTGGTTCATCTACAACTTCGTTCATACCATATTGAGCTTTTTTACTTTTTAAAGGAGCTGATAATGCTTGTATCCCTAGACCGATAGCAGCTCCAGCAGTAGCAGCCATAATAGCATTAATAGGGAATGGATACTGTTTAATTATTTTTGTCATTTGAGATGCAGCAGCTTCAGCAGCATATCCAGTTATAGTGTCAATAGCTGCATCTCTTGCTTTATCTGCATCTTCTCCATAAAGTTTCCCAAGTTTAATAAAATCTTTGGTAACTGATTTTGTACTTTTTTCATGAGCTTTTGCTGCTTGGTCGGCTGCCTTCTTTTTCTCAACTGCTGCTTTTTCGCTTTCTATCCTATTTTTTCTCTGAGCATCTGTTTCCAAACCAAGTGATTCTGCCAAATCAGAATGTTTTTCTACCAACATAGATATTAGTGCTTGTTCATGCTCATACTTCTCTAATTGCTCATCTTTTTCCTTTTTAAATTCGTCAAATTGTGCAAGGAATATTTGTTCTGGAGTTAGTTTATCTGCTGTAGGAGCATCTTTTCCAATATCAGCTATTGTTTGTTCAGCTACTTCTCTTTGAGCTAACAAATCTAAAAGCTCATACATAAACTTAATCTCATTCCTAAGAGTTTTAAATTTCTTCTCATCTTCCTCATTTAAATCCTTGCCTTTAGCAATTAGGTCTTTAACAGCATCAGTTCTAGGCTTCAGCATAGCAACAACTTTTTCAGATGTAGCTAACTCAGTATTAACTGACTGAATCATTCTCATTTGCAACTTATCATTTCTAGTATTTTGATCAATAACAACACCAAGTGTTTCCAATTCGTCAGTTGTTAAATCTTTACGACCAGAAGCCCAAAATTCCTGTTTTTTAAGTAACTTTTCAATCTTCTCATTCTTGCCTACTAAGCTATCTGTAGCATTTTCTAAATCAATCATTTGCTGCAATACTTTAAGTTCAGGCTCTGGTATTTTCAATTCTCTTAATTGTCTTATAAAGGTTTCTGCATCAGTTTCTTTTAATTTTGTAAAGAAATTTGAAAATGCCTTAGATGCCTTTGTTATCATGTTTGAAATAGATATTGTAGCAGGTTCTAATAATGCACCCATGCTTTCGGCAGTATCTCCAACAGCATTTTTCATTTGTTCAATAGAACCTGTCATTGTATCTGCTTGTGCTGCTGCTTGTCCACCAAATAAATCAGCAACATTACCTGTAAGGCTTTCTAATCTTTCTGTAGATCCAACTGCACCTTCAACTTGTATTCCATATCTTGATAATGCATTAGTAGAAGAACCAAATGATTTAGATACTAAGTCGGCAGCAGCAGTTAAGTCCATACCTTTAGCAGCAGCTAAATCAAGAGTAGTTTTTGTTAATTCTTTAATCTGTTCTTCATCTTTAGTAAATGCACCAATTAATGCTTGGACACCTATAATAGCTTCATCACCAAATGATGTTTGTTGTTGTAGTGCAGATGCTTGTGTTAATAATGCTTGAGAAGTAAATCCTAATGCCTGTTCTAGTTTTCTTTCTGCTAATTCTTGTTCTCCATAAGCTCTTATTAATGAACTTACAGCTTTAGCAGTTCCACCAAAAGCAAATGAAACAAGTAACATATTGTTTCTTAAAGCACCTATAGACCTTCTTAAACCAGCAGTAGAGATTCTCATCCTGTTAGTTTGATCATCTACCCCTTTTATAGATTTTTTTGCCTTTTTAAGCTCTGCTACTAACTTCTTAGTTTTAGCTTCTAATTCTAATACTATCTTTTGTTGATCAGCCATTTAATTCTTCTTTCAATTTTTTATCTCTTAAAATCATAGCACTCTTAATAGTATAATACTTATGTATCCATAAACTAGGAGTATCTTGGTATGATCCTGAATATGGAGGTGTGCTTGTATCTTTGCAATAAACATATTTTTCTATATCTTTCTGACAATTCATGTCTAATATTTTGTTATTACATGCAAAAAAAGGTAATTGTTCGTATATATTGTTTAATATATCAAACGAACTACTTGATTTTGAAACAAACTCTGCTTCTTCTTTTAGTTTTGAAATATAATCCCACAATTCATCATTATTATTAATGGTTATTGCAGGTTCATCTGAATGAATTAATATATTTTGAAACGTATAGGGGTACTCATGATAATTACACCCCTCACAACTACTGTCCAATAAGACATTTAATCCTAGTTGGAGGGAGCTTCTTCCCCCATTATTTGCGAAGATTGAACTAAATCAAATAATTCTTCTCTTTCAACATCAGATAACTGCTTTAATACAGAATCAGGAGGATATGCACCATTAGGTTTCCAGTTTTTAAACTCTCCACCACCTAATCCAGCTCTAATCCAAGCTGTTCTTGCAACATTAAGATTTTCCACAACAGTAGAACCATCTTTGTGATATTTCATTTTGATAATGTCTTTCAACTCATCAATCTTATCCACAGATAATTCTCTAATCTTAACTTTCCTTCCTGATTTTAACTTCTTTTCTATCATGTTCCAATACTCCTTATTTTAATTACATAGCTGCTATCGCTGTACCACTAAACAGAGATATTTTTAATGCTTCAGTAGAACCACTTTGAACACACTCAAAAGGTATTGTCCAGAATATTCCATTTTCACTAATATCTTGTGTAGGATCACCAGTAAATTGAACTTCAGCTAATATATTCATTTCACCATCAGCATTAATTGAACCATCACCGAAATTAAGTGACAATGTACCAGTATTTCCATCTAAGAAACTTTGAACTACATTGTCTGCTGCACTTAAACTAAACTCAGTATCATACTTCAATGTAATATCTCCAGTTACTGTGTACTCTGGGAAAGAATAACCTTCTGCATCTCCATTGGTATTTGAACCAACTCTATTAACACCATTAGCAATATTTAAATTAAATGATTTTAGTATCATATCCTGATCAGCACCTTCAACTGCAAGTTGTTTTGTACTTAAAGAACCCATATTAAAGAAAACTCCTGCATCAGGCTCAACCCAAGTACCATTAAATGTTTGCTCTAAACAAGTGCCTGTACTTATTGGATTAGCAAAACCACTAAAATAGTTACCACTCATATTTAAGTTTCCACCATTAGTACCTAAATCACCTGAAATAGCCATATCAGATACTACACAACCAGTAACCTTAATTCCTTCTGCTGCTTTAGGGTAATATGCTAAATTAACACAATGAGGTAACCCACTAGACACATCTTGTCCAATAGATGTATTATTGTTAGTACCATCTACTTCTACTGTATATACATCTGAACCATCTGCATTATATGTTTGTGTAACCATTACTAAATGTTGCAATAACAATTCAGGTGTAGCAACGAAATCAAATGGACAAGTAACTGTTCCACCTTTAGCAGTTATTATAGTATCTGCTGCATTTTTCACAGTACCTCTGCCTGATAATAATCTTGATTCCCTAGTAATATTAAATGTTGGTTTTGTTGCTTGAACAACAGGTAATTGTCTGTAGGCAGTTCCGTCTGCACCAGAAGTGTCTATTCCTGCACCAAATGCACCATCTGCTGCACCTTTTATACCCATTTTAACATCACTAATAGGGATTACTGTTGTACTTATAGCCATAATCTAATCTCCTTTTTTAGCTTTTTTTGTTTTTTTATTTACTTTATCTACTATCCCCATAGCCAACATTTTATCAGCTACTTCATCATCAACTTCAACAGATGCTCCATCTCTTAATTGTCCAAACTCTAAATTTGAACATGGAACATTCATAGCATTGAAATTACCAATTTTGTCTAGCTTTGCTTTTATCTTCATAATACTCCTTATGCTGTATTTCCTAGATGAGAACATAAATATTCCCATTGTACTGTATATGGATCTTCATCTTCTCCAACATCTAAATCACAACTATTCATTCTGCAATCAAACAATGTAGTAGAATCTGATAATGTCAATGTAATATTATCATGCATTAATGCTTCAGCTCTTGAAACAAATCTTAATATATGATCATATTCCTTTTTACCAATTTCTTTACTATCAAAATAAAAGAAAATATTTATTGTAAATTCTCTTTGCTCTCCACCAGCATATAACTCAGTTAGCTCAGAAGAAGCAGGTTCTAGCCTAAAATACTGATTTCCTGCACTCTCATCAGCTCTGCCTATAAAAACAGGTGCAGTACCACCAAATTCAGTCCTTAAAGTAGATTGAACTTTGTCTAATATATTCTTCCAATTATTTGTGAAAGTTACAGGCATTATTTATTCATCTTTCTAGCCAATTCTTTATTCCCACCATGATATTTATATGCATGACCATGTTTTACTAATTCTTCGTTCATATTTACACCATCTAAGACAACTTCTCCTAAACAGCGACCATACTTGCCAACTCCATGAGATATAAGGTTAAATGAGCCTTCTTCAAGAAAGTCAACAACAAACTGTTTTGCTGCTAGTCCTTTTTTCTTTTCTTCTAAATCTCTAGTTCTACTTTCCCAAGTATCTACACCATATAATCTAACTCTGATTTTAATATGACAGTTAAATCCTAAATCAGCCAAACAATCAAGTGTATCACCATCTACTACTCTAAGTAATTTTGCTTTATATTCAAACATTATCTTCTCGTCATCTTAATATTACCAACTTGTCCAGGAGTTGATGAATCTAAATTGTGTCCAAATAACTCTATCTCATATTCATCATTAGCAGTAGTTATAGCAGAATCATTATCTCCACTCCAACGTATTTTCATACCAGAAATACCTAAACTCTGATAATCTCCTGTAATAATTTCAGAATCTATCAATACATTATTCTTTAATTTTGTTGAATCTTTACCTTTAACTGTCATTCTAGTAGTTCCTATAACACCATTTTCACCACTATCTATATAAACTTTTAATAATTCATAAGCAGAACCAGTATAATGACCTGTTAATTCTACAGGTCTTAAATCTGAAGAAGCATTTACTGAAACCTCTCTAATAATGCCCTTAGCAGCATCCATAGTCCTCTGATTGCCTAATATAACAATAGTACCTGAGTTGATACCATCTACTATTTCAGCTAGTTCCTCTTTAAACGGCTCTATAATGGGATTTGTAGGATCTTCGGAAGTGAGGAGAAGTATAACAGATTGTAAGGCTGCTGCTCGGACAATAATATCTGGATAATTACCTTCTCTGTCTTTAATTTGTGTATCTGTAACTCTATAACCAATCTTACTATCAATCATTCTTGAAGCTCTTTTAGCTACTCTTGTTATTAATGTTTCAAAATCATCCCCTGATTCTACAAGTATATCATTAGGGCTAAGAGTTGCACCTGCACTTGTTGTAAGAAATACTTGAACAGAATCTGTACTTGCTGAGTAATTAAATTCATAATTAGCATTAGGACTATCACCTACAGAAGTTCCTTCTATTCCATCAAAATATAATTGAGTAATTAATCCTGTACTGTTTGCTTGATACTGATTTGTTGTATCTGTAGTTGTCCATCCATATATAGGTCTTTTAGAATCACCACTATCGTTTATAGCAGGATATGTATCTTTAATATCTCTATGAGTACAATATTGTATATTACTTGTTGCCATTATTTTTTCCTTTTACCATATTTAGCTTTTCTGCTTTTTTTAGGTTTTAAATTCTTACTACCATATTTACCTTTACCAGATGGCATAATTTACTCCTTAATCAAATGCTACTATTTCAACAGTAGAATTAATTTTACTATTACATGACCTAGCAGATATTTCTATAATCATATTTTGTGCATTAGTTGTAGAATTATTACCACCACCATGTGCTGAATCATAATTTGCAGTTATAGCAAACTGTGCATTAGCTTCTCCAACAAAGTCTATAGCTCCTGTTTGATAATTAATAGTTCCAGTCGCAGTTCCTTTGATATTTCCATGACCATCATCATAAAAGAATACACCAGTATTAGGAACTGTTACACCATCTCTATTAATAATTGTATCATCTGGTAATCTAGCAGAAACAGCACCTGCTGGACTTACAGGTATTCTACCAATAATATTAGATCCATCAAATAACTCATCAGTTCCTGCTGTTCCATCAGTATTAGTTGTTATTGCTACTGCTGAAGTAGATAGTCTTGAATGAGATGTTATTCTAATATCTCCATTAACTATTCCAACTGAAGCTCCATCTTGGAATCCATTTTTAGCTGGATTATAATACAATTCATTTATAGCATTTTGTAATTTTTGAACTACTCCATTAGTACCACCAAAGTTAGTATTATTCGCATCAGTTGTAAATGTAATCTTATCTGTTGTACCACCATTAAGAGCTACAGACAGATAATAAGTTGTTGAAGCAGATAAACCTGAATTTGTAGAAGCAGTAATGCCTTTTAACCCAAATGATTGATAACCTGGCTCATAAAACTTACCTGCAACAGAGCCTGGAACTATACCATCTGCTGTTCCATCTGCCACCCTACCATATCCAAAAAAGTTGGTAGCCCCAAATCTTCCTGAAGCATCAGTTTGCACTACACTAAAATCATTATAATCTCCATAAGTGTTAAATATAGGAAGATATACTTTAGCTCCATTAACAGCACCACTTGTAGCATTTGTTTGAGAATCTTTATCTGCTGCTGATGTCCCATGTAAAGCTCTTTCTACAGTTAATGTATGTGTTGATATAGCTGTAACTCTCATAACTTCTATTCTAGTAGCAGTTGTATCATTTATACCGACTTGAATTAAATCGCCTATTCTAAAATAGTCTGAATCAGCTACTGTTAATTCTGTATCTGCTGCCTCAAAACCTGAGTCATTAATTGTTGTTCCACTATCAACTTCTAAATCTGAGGTTAATGTTAAATAAGCACCATTTGTAGTAGGTTTAGCATTAGCAGCAGAAGCATCATCCTCATAAGAAACCCATCTTGCATTAGGCAAAAACATATATTCACCAGCACCTAATAATGTTGTTATATATCTAGTTGTACTTGCACCATCACCACTAATATCTATTGAATTAGCATCATCTACATTTGAGTTATTAGCATAATCAGTTACTTTAAACTGAACTTCTGTGCCAACTTCACCATCATTCCTTATAACTATAGATTTTGCATTTCTAATAGATGATTGCCCTATAGTAGTAGAAGGACTTAATAAAGTAATAAAAGAATTACTATTATCTACTTTTTGCCTTAGATTAAATACTTCAGTATAATCTTCAGCAAAGTTGAAATTAAACGACTCCCCTGTTCCTGTCTGTATTGTTAAACTTTCTGTTAATTTTGCCATAATTCTCCTATCTCAAATGGTACTTGACTGTTATATTTATTGAATAATCTGAGTTAACACTATCTGATCTAAAAAATGCTAATATTACTTTACCTGCATCTATATCTGTTACATCCTTAGTTAGTGTAGTCTTATAAATTTGCTCATTACCTGCATTGGTAGTATCTGCTGTACTATGTGCTACAACTGAACCAGATGATAATGCACTTGTACTTCCTGAAGTAAATGTATATTGGAACAAATGAATCCTTGTTGTATCTCCAGTCGCATCATCAGCTCCTACAAAAGCATATACATTATCTATCGTTATATCATCTGGAACAAACCACATCACAGGAACTAACTGAGCAGCATACTGACTATCTGTGTTGGCAGTAGTAAATGTTGTGTCTGGATCTGTACCTGTTCCAAAATCTACATCATTACTTGCACTTGCACCACCACCTCCTGAACTAAATGGAATTGCATAATGAGTATTCGCACTAGGATGAGAAAAATCATTAAAATTAACACCAAAATAAGCATATTGAGTATTTACATAATGATGTAATGCCCTTACATAAGGAACAGTTGTATTAACTCTAAACTTTTCATTACCACTTGCATCATCTACCTCCAATGCATTTCCATTAGATGAAGGATAAACTATTAATTCACTATTAGATACTTTTATAGAAGAAGAAACTCCATCACCATCTGTGCATCTTACTGCTGTTCCAGTAACTCCACTATTATCATCAACTCTTAAAAGGCTTTTATATCCACCTGATATTGTAGTATTTTTTAACCCTGCCATCTACTCTCCTTACGTTCCAACATGAATTCCTATTGGTAATGCTGTTGCTTTCATAATAAAAGGAGCATACTCTCCTGTTGCATCCCCACCCCAATGTAAAGTTACCCTACTTGCTTGTTCTGCTTTTGCTCCAAAATAATATGTATAAGATGTTCCAGCTGTTAAACCTGTTATTACCCATCTATGATTTATTTGCATTTCATCAGTTTCATCCCCTTCTCCAATAAAATGTTCATGAGTAACATCTATTGTATTGTAAGTTGAATTATCTGACAATCCAAATTGTAACCATCTATTTGTAGTCCATTTACAAAACACACTCGCAAATATCTCAACATTACCACTTGGAGGTGCTACAAATGTTATTATAGCATTATTTATGGTAACAAAAGATGTGGTTACAGAATAACTACTATCAGCAGTATCATTTGACAAGCAAGTATATCCAAGAATCTGTCCTGCATATACAGTAGAAGAATCAATAGTTCCTGTAACCTCTAAATTGCCAGACACCCTAGCTCCATTACCCTCACTAGCAATACTTAAAGAAGATAGTGAATCATCTTCTGACCTTAAAACCTGAAGATGTGAATCTAATATCTGATCTGTCTTGAAACTATCTTTCATTTTTTAATCTTATCTACCTTCTTTGCCAATTCTAGTAACTGATTTTCATAATTATCAACTCTCATCTCTAACTCATGAATTTTCAAATCCTTAGCAACTAATAATTGTCTTATTTCTTTAACACCCTTATCTGCTTCATTAGGCTTTTCCATATAATCAACTAAGCTCTTAATCTTCTCAATGCCCTTAAATTGCTTTAAAACCATATCAAGCACTTTAGGTACTACTGCTTTAATAATCATAGCAGGAAGCATCTATTTTATGCCTTTAACTACTGTTAATGTGCTGTCATAGATGGCATCTAATAATTCTTTCTCTTGTTTTTCATTTAAGATAGGAACATTTATCTCTTTATTTAATTTTGCAACTACTTCATCTTTGTTATCAGTTAAGTATTTAATAACATAATCAATAGCAAAGTTCTTTAAAAAATCAGTTAGTTTTTTCATTTTTCTTTATCCCTTAATATTAGTTTATTTATTATTTCTACCAATGCTTCGTATTTACTCTTAATCCCTCTTAACTCTATCTGCATCTTTTTCTGCTGATTAATAAGAGCAATTATAATATTTCTTAAATCTTCATTTATAATCTTCTCTAATAAGTGAAACTTATGGTGAAGATCCTTTGTTAAATCATCCTGTATATACTTGTTTTGCTTGTAAATAAACCAAGCTAAACCAAGACAAAATGCTACTGGTACTCCAAATTCCTGTAATATCTCTATAGGATTCATTCATTACTCTGTGCTTTGACTATATTAGATAGCTCTATAGCTCTATTAGGTGTCTGCCTAGCCCACCTACTATCAAGCATTTCTTTAGATGCTTTATCATAGTTTTTATCTGCTAAATATTGAATTGTTTTTTTGAACTTGGAGAATCCAGAAACACCCATTTGGTAGCACATATTATATACTACATCTTGTATTTCATAAGGTGCATCATTAACCCAAGAGAATCTATTCTTAACTCTCTTGATTAAATGTTCCAGTTTTCTTACGAGTATTTCTTCTGCTAAATCAAGGTCTAATTCTAAATCTGCTACCTTAAATCCAAACCCTATAGTGTCATGACCTTCTGTGCATTGATAAACCCTAGACCTGAAACCTTCATGTTCCTTGATCTGGTCAATTAAGGACATTCTAGTTAGTTTCTATAATTACAACTGTAAAAATTTTAGATCCAAATTTTGCACAACTATGTGAAACTTTAGCAGGAGTAGTATCTAAACCATCTATCCAATCCTGTATATCTTCTGCAAGAGTTCCATCTGCATCTCCATCTGCACTAACTATTTTATCATCATTATGTAAAAAACTTTTTACTTTGATAGCCATTATTTACTCTCCTTCTTTTTAGAAGGCTTTTTAGTGGCTTTCTTTTCAGCTTTGATTGGTTTACCATTAGCATCACATTCTTCAAATCTTTCCATTAAAGAATCCATGTCATGATTAGGTGTAGCTTCAATAACTAAACCATTTGGTTTTTTGAAATATTTTGACATATTAAACTCCTGTTTGTGTAGGCAAGGATTAATGTTATTTAAGGATTTTGCGAATCAATAATGAAAAAGATAGATTGGCATTAACCCTTGCCTATATTATGATTAGTTATTAAGAAACGTCAGTTAAGATATAAACACCAAATGCATCTTTTATCTCTACTTCACCCCAGAAACCACAAGCGATATACTCTGTAGTTCTAAATGAAGCATTTCTTTCAGTTTCTATTCTAAATAAACCATCAACACCAACAGCTAGTCCAATAGCACCTTTAGAAAATGCAAATCCAGCAGCATCACCACCAGAACCAACATCTTCATTGATTTGATCAGACCAATAAACATTAAAACCAGCAATACTACCAACAAAACCAGTAGCCATAGCTTCTTCACCTTTATTACCCATTAAAGACATAGGTTTAGCATTTGAACCTGTAACAGCATCATCATGCAATAAAGATATAAGACCTTTAGCACCCCAAACTTGTTTTGGAGATAATACTAGATTATAAGGCATTGGAGCTCCAGCAGCTCTTAATTGTCGCATTGAACCAAAAACATGAGATAAAGCTAAAGCAGTACCTGCTGAAGATTCAGTTTGAGAAAAGCCTGTACCTAATGCAGTTAAGTCAGCATCAAGTTTAGCAGCAACTGCATCACCTAATATATTTCCTACATTACCAGTTAAATCTTCTGCATTACCCATAACTGCTAAATCAGAAACATCTGCTCTAATAACATGCTCACTAATAGTAGCAGTTCTTGCAGCAGTTGTTACTGATGTAACTGTTGTATAATCAGAACCATCTGTTGCTGCTCCAACACTACTAGAAGCTATTTTTGTATAATCTGCGAATTGAACATGAGATGATCCAGGAGTTGCTTGTTTAGAAGTAACAAGTGGAAACATAACATTAGAATGGTTAAATGCTATAACAGCATCACCAATAGTTCTGCCTAAACCACCAGCTGCAACACCAGTATCTGTTTCTGCACATGGCATATTAGCCATAGCACCATGTAAAGCATAGTTTTGTAATCTTTCTAAATTCGTCATTGAATTTACCTCTTAATTTTACCCTCTATCAACTGCTTTCGCCTTCAAGTAGGATTTATTTTTTTAATTTATGAGGTCTTAACAATGTTTCCTTCTTCATCAAAATCTAATCCACTAAACATTCCAATAGAAGAAGTGGTTATGGATTTACCTTGCTGATGCCTATTAGCTCTTTCTTCTAATTCATCAACATA